CGGCGTCGTTTTGAATTATTTTGATCCCGTGCTAAACCCAAGAGGTCTAGAACATGATCGGGAAATCAGAGTACAGTACCGTTGCCTGAGTCCTACCGCTCAAGTGCGAGGCATCGGCAGCAGGCAAGTAGCCGTCCACGATCACCGTGTGTGGTTCGTCACCCCACGCACAGTGGTACACGTCGCCGACTACCTCGCGCCCGTTCGCGTGTATCAAGTACCGTAAATTAGCAGTAGTGAGCTGACTTTTGACCAGCTGCATAACGGGGCTACTGCTTAGTACCCCGGCACTTGGCCGTGTCGCAATAAGGTCACTCACGACGGCCGGCCGTGATGCGCGTACACGCGCCCCGTTTGTCAGGACAACTGCCAACGGCCTGCTGCTATCGGTCGTGGAGTCGGTCGTCTTCTTCCATGAAGATTCCAACATCGCACTGTACACCGACAGTCCGGTCGAACGCAGAAAGTCCCTCTCTATGGGCGGTACGTGGTTTGCCAGGTACGCCGTAGTCGCCCTAGCCGGCATCGCGTCTGTGCCGTCGATCTCGAGGGGTGAGATCGTGTCTACTGCCACTGTCTCAACATAGTCCCTCCTCCCCCATGCTGGACTGCCTCCCACACTTGTCCCAAGGTCGAGCAGTTTCGCGCACTCTCTGTTTGACAGCCCGGTCCTTTTCACTAGGTGGGGGATGAAGAAGTCGGAGAACGTGTTTGTCCCTGACCTCATTGCCAATGTCCACACGTGGTTACGTACGCTTGTCACTACTTCCGGTGGTGACAGCGCCGCTTCATTCGCCCAGTTCCCCGAAACCGCGCTTGCTATTGAGCGGGCTAGGTACCCACGTGCGGCGCCCTCGCTTACCGCAATCCTCAGGAACTCAGCTGTCACGTGCCCGACACTCTGTTTCTGAGGATTGACGCGCAACGGACTCGTCACCACTCTGTCTACGATGTCGGACGCGTGCTCGCCGGACGCGGCCCTGATGTAGACGTCGTCGCCGACGTGCACCGACGTGACGGCCTCGAACCCCGGGATCTCCCTATGTAGGTAAGCAGCGTTCAGTACACTGTTGATGAAGGTTGTTGCCCTATGCCCCGACATAAGCGTGCCCCTGGCGTAGCCGCAATCCTTGCCGCCGACGAAAACCCTAGATCGATTGAAGCTCTCGACCAAGCGGGCTCCTAAGGCTGCTGGGTAACCAACGTGCGCAATGAGCTCCTCGAATACACACTGCATCGACTCGGTAGAGTGTTGGGAATTGAAGTCGTCGTAATCGAGCATCACGTTAATTGACCCTTTACCCTTGAGACGCTGTAGGCGCCTTACCATCCCGACCGTGCCTGACTGGCCCGGGTCTAGTAGTACGCGCGTGCCTTGCCAGGCTCTTTCGACAGGCTGGAGGAGGTGTCCGAAGCACACGTAGGTTACGGTATCACCGGCGAAAATCGCACGTGTCTTGCCGTGCTCCAATTTCTCGGACCCCGTAAAGATGCTCGTCCCGTTCCACCCAAGCAGTGGGTTCTTGTCCAAGAGTTCAACAGCGGCCCTCCTGTGCAGTCGCATCCCGTGGTAGTCCACGGCCCATTCAGGGTACTCTCTCCCGTACTGCGGTGAATGAGCTCCATTGACACACCAACTCCAGCGCTTAGTCCAGAAATCATCGACGTCGTCGAAGACGAGGCCCTTGTTAGGCAGTTCAACGCTTAGAACCCACCTGATGGCACGGCGTAGGGCATCATCGCATGCCACAACACTTTCCGCGGCGGCCTTCACGTCACAACGATACGATGCCTCATGGGCCAGATCGACCTTCCCAGCGCCTCTTCCAATAAGGGCTTGCATCTCACAGAACATGGCACCAATTCGCGTGCCGTTGTTACCGCTGGACTTGAGTATCGTATTCAGCGTCTTCACGCCTTCAGGATCGTGAGCGGCGCGTGCGCCGATTTCGAAAGCGTCACGAGTCAGCGCCGACAGCGCGTGAGCGTGAATCACGACCCCGCAAGCGTGGTCGTTGTACAGGCTGGAGAAGAAAGGCGCAAATGCCGTCAGCCCCCCCAGCGAGTGGGTATCTTTACTACAAGTCTTAATTACGTCGGACAAAAATATATTTGTTTTAACACCAGCAGGGGCGTGTGCCTTGGTCCTACTGTACCTATACAGGTGTTCCCGGAGTACATACTCTCCACTGTCTATTTCACCATGTGGGACACCAATGCCAAGGAGTCGCGCCTTCTCATCGCAGACCAACTCCTCATGTGAACTTAGGGGCAGTAGCGCCAAGTCGACGAGAGAGAGGATATCTCCCTCGAGCAACTCAACTTGGTATGGTACCCTACATAACAATACGCTCGCGCAGCATGCTATGAGAGCGCCTGCTCTCCCCTTCAAACTATCAACCAGTTGCCACTGGTGCCATGTCGATTTCCCACGGTATTCCGTAATACCCTGAGCGCCAATTTCCTTCAAGAGTAGCCATCCTGCCCTGAGCCGGAAAGTGCTCGGAGGCGGCTTGCGGGCCACTATTGGGTCTCAACCCCTTCTGGCGGGTCAGTCCCCTCGTGCTGAGGTTGTGGGTGTAGGGCCTCTGCCGGGCCCCCAACGTCGTCGCCTGGTGGAGCCGTCCCTCCAAACGGACGCCCTGTTGCGTCTGCCATTACGGGCGGGTGGTGCACCGGGCCCACGCCCCAGACACTTTGCGTCGCTTCCGTCGCGGCGGCCTCTGCGCTATATCCGGCAGCTTCAAGTGAGAGGTACTCGACCCCCTCTGGTAGCGTCTCGGGGTTGAGCTCACTTTCCGGTTCAATCAGCGAATAACACATCACTGTCGACAGAATTGCAGCTGCCCCGCCTTCCCTCGCCTTCGACAAAGCCAGTGTCGCGACATTCCGCGCCCTTATCTCATGGCGCTCTGCCATGGCAAGGGGGCCGACTCCCGTGCACACAGGACGCGTCGTAGACAGTTCAACCACCCCGCCTAACTCCACATGTCTTGGCAGGTGGTTGTACGTCGCGTCAAACGTGACCTCGTTGATCTTGAGGTGCTTCGCGAGGAATCCGACTTTCTTCCCCGTGTAGATGCCCTCAGCAGGCGCAGGGAGGTCACAGTGCCCCCGGCGCCACATGAAGTGGGCAACATCCTGTCCCTCTTTGATCCTCTCTGCGATCGGTTGACGCCCTCCAGGGAAGCAGAATTTTGATGGGTCTGCTTGCCTGATGAGTAGGTTGGCCAGCCCGTCCTGCTGGTGCCCATTCAGGTGTATCAGCAGCCCGCTGCTCCTTACTGACCGCATCTCGCACGTAAACGCGCTGAGTCCGTCAACTCCCCCCATGTCTTGGTATCTTTCAAACATCGGGAGTGACGTTTGTGTGCCCGTGAGGACAAGCGGTCCGAATCCAGCTTTAACGGCGGGCAGGTCGCGGTTGACCCGGCTCATGATAGACGTCGGTTCGACCCAATAGAATGGGGCCACTGCACCGTATCTCAGATGTCGGTCGGGGGTGCTTATCTCCCACTGGAACGACGCTCTTAGGTGGCGTGCTGCGATCCCGCTCGTCGCTCCTGCCCGTAGCTGGTCGGTTAAGGCGCTTGTCCAGGCCGACGCGAACTGCGAACAATTATTCGCGATCTGGCCGGCCAGGTTCAGTGCGTCCGCATCTGTCCCATCCGTGGCGACCCCACATTCCACTGTCGCAGCGGCAGCTGACGTGAAGACCGTCGGGTATGTTCTCCCATCGATGGTGGTGCACGGGTCGCAGCAGGTGGCGAGTCCCGCAGCCCCGATCGCAATCGAGTCGACCAGTGCCTGGAACGAGCTCAAGCCACTTATCCCTGGGAACGGTAGTCCGGTGAAAGCAGCTCTTTCGGTGTTGAGCCCACCGTATGGCACCCCAAACCGCCCACGCTTCAACACGTTCCTTAAGTACGCCCCTTCGTCACTGTGTCCTGCGACGGTGAGGCCTCGGTTGACGCCGCGTACGAGGGCGTAGGCAAAAACGTCCCCTGCATTAGCGTGGGTATAGTTGGCCCCTATAATGCACAATGCCTTGTAGCAACCGAGAGCAAGGTCGCGGTCGGCTGCTTGAGGCAGCAACACCCGTCTGTGGACCGGGTCAATCTCCAGGACGTCTGTGACAAGCACGGAACCCTCTCCTGACACCGCGTTGATGATTGCGCACAAGGTGCTCCCACTTTGGCTGATGTCACCGCTCCGCGGCATGAAAACTTGGCCTTTTGCAGGTGACGCTGCCATCATGGTAGGGTTCAGCACTAGGACTTGCGTCCCACCGCCACCTCGCAGGGCCGTCTGTGAGAGTTTCCCACTGTGTGAGAACCTCGCCAAGGCCCAGCCCAGCCTCTCAACAACGCCCGCCAAATCCATCTTCGTGAAGCTGGGTGAAAAGTTGGCGTACCTCCTCGCTGCTGTGGCGAACTCATTTGCGACCATCGGGCCCACCTCGACACTGCAGTCGACTGCGGCTGCTTCCGCGCTGTGCCTATTCAGAGGGGCCCCGACACTCGCGTCATTGCCGACACAATATCTGATCGTCTTCAAAGCGGTGTCGATGTTCCCGCACAGCTTTGCTTCGGTTGTGACATGCGCTACGTAGCGCCTGAACTTCCCCTTGCCCGTCTCAGCGCCGACGGCATTCGTGACAGTATCAGCGAGGCTGGTGTGCTCCCGCGTATCATCTGCCATCTCGAATTCCGATCGTCACTCTTTCTCTTGTATTCTTCAGTACTCTTTTGCGTATAACAAATTGTGTAGAAGGATCGCAAGATCCACACGTTAGGTCATAGACCAACTAAGCCGTGTTTGCCTTCCCCTCCCAGCCCAATCTGCGCCTGCCTGCACCCGGGGCTTTTCAGGCCGAGTGAGGTTCTGTAACACACACACAACCACGGAAGGAGGTGGTGGGCTACAACAGTATGCGAATGAGGATAAAAAACGACTGT